GTTTCATTCAAGTCAGCAGCAGTAGAGGGACGATTGCTGTTGGTGCCACCAGAGACTAAGGGGTGAGCTGTAGAGAACAAGGCTTGACCGTCACCGTAAGTTACGGATGAGTTGAAACCATTGTTGATAACAGCAGCAGCCTTAACCTGCTTGGTGTAAGCCATACCGCGGGCCAAAGCCTTGGTGTAGCGTGAAGACAAAGAGTCATACAAGTTATCTTCCACAGCTTCCTCTGTGATGGCAAAGCCCATCGCAATGGTTTCGTGGTTGTAACGAGCTGTCCATGCTTCTTGTGCGTTGTCATAAGCAATGGCTTGGCCTTCGTTCTTGACAGGAGCAGCGGAGAAACCAGACAGTTTTGTCTCTTCTTCGAACGAACGCTCTGAGGATTCAGTCTCATAAATTTCTTTATGTTCTTCACCGTAGCGGCCGTACTCCAAACCAAACAAAGCGTTGAGGCCCGGAAGGAGTTCTTTAAGTAGTTGTGCGCGTGAAATAGCCATTTTAAATTACTCCTTAGGCGACAGTAGTGCCAGATGCAGTGTAATAGCTGTGCTGAGCGAAGTTGATCTTCACTAACACTTCCGTATACTGCGTAAACACCATTGTTGAGTTTGCGGGGATAGCTGTCGCAGTGGAGGCAGTGCCACCAGCATTAACAACACCATACTGAGCATTGACAACCACAGACGTTGCGTTAGCAGCGGCGGCAGTAGAAACCCAGTTAGCAGTACCGACATATTGACCGTTGGCGGCAATGAAACCGACAGCAGTACCAACAGGCAGAGCACTGAAAGCAGAGTTTGTCAAAGTCAAAGTAGTGGTACCACTAGACCATGTTGCAGTACCAAGTTGGGCTGCAGTGTCAGGAACAACGCCGACAACACGCACAGGCAACGCAGCGGTAGTGGCAGCAGAGCTAGCCAAGACAGCGTTTAAAGAGTTACCAGTGTTAACGTTACCAGCCAAGTTAGACACGGTCATGTTCAAACCGACCATTGCTGGTGAAGCTGAACCAATAACCACACCACCTTGGGTTGTCACGACAGCAGTCTTAAAGATTGTGTCGGGGTCATCAGAAACAATGGCGACTCCATCACCAGCTAAGGTGTTGGCGGGCCAGAATTGGCTGAAAGTTTTCTGCTTAGTCACAGGGTTTGTGAAAGAGCAGCCCAAGAAAATACCAACTTGACCCGAGTTAGGGGCACCTAAAGGAGCAGTACTGCCATCAGTAACTGCCAAACGGGTGATAAAGCCACGAGTGATCGAGACAAAATCGCCGTAGAAGATATTCGTAGAATATCCGTATTGGATAGGAATATCGCGGGTAGAACCAGCAAAAACCTGTCCGCCGATCAAATTGACCGGTTGTAGGCCGTAAGGGGCCGAGACGGTTGGATATGGCATTTAAGCCTCCTATGTAAATTAAGTCCTTCTTCCGAAAGTTACTTCAGAGCTTCGTTCTTTGAACAAAGGCATCTTAGGATTACTTTCGCGCATGTATGTGTTATCCACAGACGACATTTGCTGATCAGTTTGTTTCTGATAGTAAGCATCGCGTTGTTGTGTGAACTCCACTGGGGTTTTGCAAAGCAAAAGGCCACCTACCTCAATACTGTCTGTAAACTTGTTCTGAGAAGTAGCGAACAGACGGATTTCAGGGTGGTCAGAAGCTCTAACGGGCTCCCAGCCCTCGGCAAGCTTCGAGGAGTAGTTTTTAGGATCATCTGATCCAGCCGCAGAAATGCGAATCCAACGAAATCTGTAACCTTCCTCCGGTTTAGGATCGGGCAACAGTTGAGCGGGCATCCATTGTTTAGGACGCTCCATTACTTCGCGGGTCTCAAGTTCACGGGCCATTCGATTAGATTTTTCCATCATTCTTTCCTCATTTGTTCGGCAACTTTTTCAGCGTAGAGTTTTAATGGAACTCCAAGCCTTTTTGCCATTCGTACCTGATCGGGCGACAGTGTGATTTTTCGGGGTGCAACACTACGCGACGCTGGTGCGACTACATTTGCTTTTACCGAGCGCTGAGATGAAGGTGCATCAGCGGATTCCTCAGAAGCAAACTTCTCTGGGAATACTTGGCGAATCCGTCCGTTGAGTTTCCGGTAATACTCATCCGAATTAGGATCAATGCCATCCTCTACGACTAGCTTTTCATGCAACGCAAACGCATAGCCAGTCATTTCCCTATCTTTGCCAAACCATGGATTGGAGTCTTTCCAAGCCTCAGCCTTGCGGTCAACAGGAGGTGTTTGCGCGATTCGTTCGATTTGTACAGTAGATTCATCATCTTGTAAAGGGGTAGGCTTAAAACTATTTACTTTCTCGACTTTCATACGAGCAGTAGTTAGTTCTTCCTGAGCATCTACCATGGCCTCAG